GTCCTAAAGGCGATGTAGGCCCTCCAGGTCCACCTGGTCCAGTAGGTGCTAATGCGACGCCTCAAACATTGACATTTAGTAATGGTCAGCTATCTATCAGTGGTGGCAATACGGTAACGATTCCGGTGTCAGAAAGTGCGGTTCCAGCAAATATGGGGTTGATAAAAACACATAACCTTATTTGGGGAATCGCAATAGCTGGGGACAATGGTGGCGAAAGGGGGTATTTGGAATGGAGCCCGAGCACTGGGATTGGAAAGGTACACTTAGATTTTAAAATGACTCAACCTAGTGGCAACGGAGGTGTTATTTGCAGATTGCCCAACGAGGCTCCAGTACCAGTGAGACATTTAGAAGTCGCTGTTGATGCGAATCTTAACAGTATCTATATAGAACCTGGCTCGCGTGAAATTAGAGGTTGGGGCGTCGAAGGCAACAACCGACGGTTTATGGTAGATATCGTAGGGTTTTGGAGGATGCCTTAAATGAATTATGGAATTTTAATAATTAGAACCTTTAAGAAAGGATAGAGGGCAATATATATGGACCTAATCAATGAGATATTGTTGACACTGATTAACGGTGTATCTCATGAACACGTTGTAGATATGGGTGTAATCATCATCCTAACTACGGCATTGCTATTTGTGGATACTACTCAGCGAGTGACAACAGAAGTTTTGCGCTATAACAAAGATAATGACCGCACCAATAGTGTATTAAACCTTATCACCACACTAGTGTGGTATGGATGGGGGCGGGGAAAATATTTAAACAAGGAAACGAATGAAAGCAAGAGATATTTGATGAGTGAACGCCTACGAGGCGACTTACTTATTAAGCTATGCGTGCAGTACCCTGCATGGATGTTGCTGTCCGTTATATTCGTTTCCTTACCAGATATTCAAATTCCTAACACAGAAATATACCTCGACCACCTATTCGCATTCGTATTTATGTTGATCCCATTCTTTTCAGAATGCTGGTCAATCATAGAGAATTTGCGTGAACTGGTTGAGGATGATTTAATCGACTTCAATAAGTTATATTTAAAACTATTGGAGATTGTCAGAGCATGGAGGGGTAATGGTTAACATATGATAATTGAGATTTTATGATTAAACAAGAGTTAATTAATAAGGCTAAGGGTGTATTCTAGAACACCCCAAGAATGGCTTTATATCAACGTGGCCAACATATGAGATTGGAGATTTTATGATTAAACAAAAGTTAATTAATAAGGCTAAGGATGTATTCCAGAGTATACGCATTGCCAATATACACCCTACGGGGGTATTGGCTACACGGCTACTAGTGCTAGTTATGCTAGTGCCAATAATGCTGGTAGTTGTTGAGTATGTACTGGCATTCATGAAAGGTCACGTATCAGATGACCTTGGTAAGCTAATTACTACAGGAATCAATATAATTGACCACATCTTTATCCCGTCAGTCTTGACGGCGCTCGTAGGGTTCCTTGCCTTATGGGTGGACAAGGACGGAGATGGAGTACCTGATCAATTAGAAAGAGAGGAAAAGAAATGAAAGTATTTATTAATCCAGGACACGATATTAGGGTAGACAGCGGAGCTGTTAATCCTAACACAGGCACAAGAGAATGTGACATTGTAAAAGAAGCTGGTGATATGCTAGCAGATTATCTCACTAACGCAGGGTGCATTGTCAAAATCATGCAAGATGACGACCTTGATATGGTATGTGCTACATCCAATGAATGGGGTGCTGATTTGTTTGTATCGTTACATTGCAACGCATGCAACGCTCATAATGCACGAGGCACTGAAACCTGGTATAAATCATTTAATGGACAACGATTGGCTAACTATATTCAGTCGCAAATCATTCGGAGTACTAACGCCATTGATCGTGGTGTTAAACAATCCGATGGATTGTGGGTGTTAAAACATACAGATGCAGTGGCAGTACTCGTTGAACTTGCATTCATCGACAACGATGATGACTTGGAGTTTATGAACGAGAATTTAGATAAGATAGTACGTGCCATTGCACGTGGCATTACTGATTACGAGGTTGCGTGATGTATGAGAGATTTAAAAGTTACATTGATCGCTATTCTTGGGTTACTTACCTTATCATGGCAGGCGTTGCCTGCTTGTGCTGCTGGATTATCTACGGCGGATCAAGTGACAATTCAAGTGCCGTTGACGACTTGGAACGAGCTCAAGAACAACAACGAAAAAGCATTGAACTTAATCAGACAGTCGAGGATTCCGTTGAACGCGTCGCAAGACTTAATCAACAAGCAAGCGAACGAATTACAAGAATTGAAGTCTATCAACAACAAGCAAGCGAGCGAATTGATGAAAGCACAAAACGACTTGATGAAGCAGAAGCACTACTTGCAAGAAATGCAGAACTCATTAGAGATGTTGAACAAAGACATCAAGAAGAACAAGGCGACGGAGCAACGACTACACCGTCAACGAAATACGTGGGCAATAATTAGTGGAATAATACTCATTGGATTAGCTGTAAAATAAAATTTTATATACTAGGAAAGCCTATCAACCGCTGATATATCAGGATTGATAGGCTTTTTTTGTTAATAAAATACTTGCAAATAACACGAAAACGTGTTATAATATAGACATAAGGAAGGAGGTGAAACCGTTGAAACGGTATAGGAAGAAAATAAAAAAGTGGCTACCAATTATAACAGCGTTTATCCAACTAGCGATTGCGGTAATAGAACTGTTAAATAGGTAACCACAGGGGCTCGAAAGAGCCCCACATCTTCCATACTATTATATCAATGGAACGCATATGATTTCAAGGTTGACTTTAATAATTAGTGTAATAGCATTTGTATTGTCTGTTTACACGTTATTAATCGTATTAGGAGTGCTGTAATGAAATTAGAAGATGTAATGACTACACAAGAAGCTGGAGAACGGTGGGGGATTCCTGCGGACTCTATCAAACAATGTTGTTTAAAGCGGTACGCTAACAAGCAGTTTACCGATGAGGAATGTCGCAAATCGGGTAAATCATGGTTAGTCACAGTAGCTGGCATGTCACGACTATATGGCAAAGAGAAATGTAAATAGTTTAAAAGTCTACCAACTGTAATAGGTTGGTAGGCTTATTTATATTTAGGATTAACTAATATAAATCCATTCTAATCCATTCTAATTTATTTGCGGTTGCTCAACCGTTGCTCAACCTAATACATTGAGAATGCGATAATATCAATGGTTTAATGGTATTATTTACAATTCAACCAGAGTAAGACGTCTCTTGTATCGCTATGATATTTCGTAGCGTTCTAGTAGGCTGATATAGCAAAATAAACGAGCAACATATTCCTTCTCAAACTGATCCTACGGTAGGTTTGTTCAGGAACATGTTGCTCGTTTTTGTATTTTCAGAATGTAGCAAAAAAAGAACGCTACGAGATGTCTACTCGATACTGCGTTCCTTAGGGGAGAACATGTCGTGCTCTTCTTGCGTTTGTGTGATTTTGTCAGATAGAAACGCCACAAGGCTACTACGCGAGACGGTGTTCCTTAGGGAAAAATCACAACAAAATATAAACGATTTGCTAAATTTTGTGCTATAATAAAACTTGAAGAGTCATCAACGTGAGTTGGGCTCATCTCTTCCTACTATGGGAGGAGGTGGTACTATGAAAAAGTTAGCAATTGCATCTTTATTGATACAAATTTGTATGCTTATCATAGCATTTATCGACTTACTTTTTAAGTAAGGAAAAAGCCTAACGTAAAAGAGGTCTGACCACCTCAACACGTTAGGCACATTTCATTCAAAATCCTTTGAGATGAGCCTAACGCCGTACACACGTTAATGGCTCTTCTTTTTCTATATATATTCTAGCATACTTCAAGGAAAAATACTACTTATTTCGCTATGGCATATCGTAGCGTTCTGATGTTATGATATAGCAAAATAAACGAGCAACGTATTCCTTCTTAAACTGATCCTACGGTAGGTTTGTTCAGGAATATGTTGCTCGTTTTGTGTTTTCAGAATGTAGTAAAAAAGAACGCTACGAGATGTCTACTCGATACGGTATTTTTTATTTAGTGTAAAACCAACTTGACAAGTAGTATATATAAACTATAATGAAAGTAAATCACGGTATAGAAAGAGAGACGTTATTATGAAGAACAAAAAAGGCATTGTAAGAGTGTTGGTATTAACAGGACTTGTGTCCAGTGTGTGTGCAGGAATCTCTGCAGAGGCGCCTACAGCGCTAGGAGCATTTGCATCTCCAGATGCAAAGAAAGTGGCAATGCTTGGGGTATCAATTGGAAATGATGCTGTATCAGAAGATACTTATGGTATGGCTATTGGATCTGATGCAAAAGCTTTAAAAGGACCAAGAATCAGTAATGGTGTAGCAAGTGCAACAGCACCAGAGAAAGGACTGGGTGCCATAGCAATTGGAGGAGACTCAACAGCAAAAGGGATGGGTGCTGTAACAATCGGTATGAGCAGTAAGGCTGATGGAGAATTTAATACCGCGGTGGGTACAAAGGCAACGATAACAGGGTCCACAAAGTATCAAAGTGATTCGGCTATAGCCATAGGCAATTCAAATATTACAGGTGGGGGATATTCCATATCAGTAGGTGCAGCATCTAGTATTACAGATACTCGATTTGCAGTTGCTATGGGTGCTGGTGCGACAGTGCGTGAATTGGCTAAAACAGGAAGTACAGTCATTGATAAGAACGCAGAGGGTAAAAAAACCATTACAGCAGATGGGAATGGTAATTATACGGTAGAGGCTACAACATCATCTACAGAAGAGCTGAAGAAACGTAATGGAGAGGCATATGGCGCATCTGCGCTTGGTATGAGAGCCAGTGCACATAATTTAGGAGCTTTAGCAACTGGTATGTATTCTACTGCAATAGGTGAATCATCGGTGGCAGTTGGTCATAGTGCCACTACATATAAGGATAGTGCGGTTGCAGTAGGTGGACGTGCTACGGCACATGAAAATAAATCAACGGCAATTGGATATTATTCGGATGCTAATGCAGAAGGGTCTGTAGCCATTGGATATTATTCAACAGCTAATCGTGAAAAGGGCATGATTGGTTATATTCCTAATGCGAAGGTAACGGATGATGCTAGCCTTAAAGCATTTACGGCAGAAACTAAAACTGACGAATCTACTTGGAAAGCTACATTAGGGGCTGTAAGTATTGGTAGTGAAGGCGATAAAAAAACTAGACAAATTACAAACTTAGCAGCTGGGACAGAAGATACTGATGCAGTCAACGTGGCTCAATTGAAACGAATCACACAGAATATTTCTGGAACAACTAATGAGCTAAATATAGCTGTAAAAGGTGTAGAACAAAGTGTTAGAAGTCTAGAACAAGGGGTAATCGATGTAGGTGCACAATCGGCAGCATTAGCAGCACTTAAAGTTATGCCATATAGCGAAGACAATAAAGTAACTTTCTCTGCTGGGGTAGGAGCATATCAAGGTAAAAAGGCTGTAGCTATAGGGGGATCCTATTATCCAAATGAAAATGTTTTGGTGTCCATAGGTGGAGCTTTTGGAAGTCATAACATTATGAATATGGGTGTATCCTTTAAAGTGGGACAAGAAGGAAAGCATACAGCATCTACAGATAAAAAACCATCAGAGGTAGAAGCTAAATTGGTGACAGAAAATAATATGCTGAAAGCTGAAGTATCTGGCCTTAAAGAAGAGGTATCCATATTAAAACAACAGATGCAAATGCTATTAGCAAAAAAATAAGGCTCTTTGTTAAATGTGGGGCTACTCTTATATGAGTAGCCCCTACATTTATTATAGAGCCGTAAACAGGAACGCCACGAGATGCCTACTCGATACGGCGTTCCTTGGGGAAAAATCATATTGAAATATAAACGATTTGCTAAATTTTGTGTTATAATAAAAACTGAAGAGTCATCAACGTGAGTTGGGCTCATCTCTTCCTATAGCAGGAGGAGGTGATAGTATGTCTAAATTTGAAAAGATTTATGTAATCATTCTAATTTTAGAACTACTAATTGATTTCACTAATTTATTAAAATAGATTAATGAAGATGCCTAACGATAAGAGGTTATGCAGACCTCAATACGTTAGGCATCATCACATTTACTTGATTTGAGATGAGCCTAACGCCTCAGACACGTTGGTGGCTCTTCTTTTTACAGGTATATTCTAGCATACTTCAAGGAAAAATACTACTTATTAGAAAACAAAAGTTGCCTATTAGCTTGCTAATAGGCGACTTTTGCTTTATTTATTAAGCTCTGGTTGTCCAGCCCGCAGGAGGGATATACACGAGTTATAGGAACGCCAGTATAGCATTACATTACCTGACATGACTATGTATTTCTTGCTTTTCATGATAGCACAGCAAGAGTGTCTATCAAGGGTCTATGAATCACATTTTTAAAAGTATGATATACTTATGTATAGTATATAACGTAAATGAAAACAGTGAGAGATTGCGTCAAATAGTGATCGGGGTGGAGGCCTTTAACTATATGGAAGTAAAAATGTTTGACAATGTACAGAATACTGTTCGTGATGATTTAGTGAATACGATTACAAAGGGAAGTAAGGTATCTATAGCGGCTGCATGCTTTTCTATGTATGCTTATAGAGAGTTGAAAGCACAATTAGAATCAATAGAAGAGTGTAGATTTATATTCACATCACCTACATTTATCAAGGATAAAGGAGAAAAGCAAAAGCGAGAATTTTATATTCCACGGGTACAGCGTGAAAGTAGCTTGTATGGCACAGAGTTTGAAGTGAAGTTACGTAATGAAATGACACAGAAGGTAATTGCCAAGGAATGCGCTGATTGGATTCGTAGAAAAGTTACCTTTAAATCTAATGCTACGCAAGCGAATATGTTTGGATTTATGACGGTTTCTAACAACGACCATCAGTATGCTTATCATACGTTGCATGGATTCACTACAGTCGATATTGGTTGTGAACGTGGAAATAATAGTTACAATGTAATGACTCGGGTAGAGAGTCCTAATTCGGACATACTCTTACAGACATTTGATAATCTTTGGCATGATCCTGAGAAACTACAGGATGTAACAGAAACTGTCGTAGATATGATTTCAAATGCCTACCAAGAAAACTCACCAGAGTTTATTTACTTTATGACTTTATACCATGTGTTCAGCGAGTTTTTGGAAGATATTTCTGAAGATGAATTGCCGAATGAAGCAAATGGATTCAAAAATAGTGAAATTTGGAATATGCTCTATGACTTTCAGCAGGATGCAGTGCTCGCTATTATTAATAAATTAGAGCGATACAATGGTTGTATTTTGGCAGATAGCGTGGGGTTAGGTAAAACTTTCACAGCCTTGGCAGTTATTAAATATTATGAAAAACGCAATAAAAGCATCTTAGTGTTATGTCCTAAAAAGTTAAGTAATAACTGGAACACCTATAGAGATAATTATGTGAATAACCTTATTGTCACAGATCGACTCAATTACGATGTCTTATTCCATACAGATTTATCACGAAAGAGTGGTTTCTCAAATGGATTAGAACTAGACAGACTGAATTGGGGTAATTATGACTTAGTTGTCATTGATGAGTCCCATAACTTCCGAAATGGTGTGGGAACCCATGCGAATACTAAAGAAAATAGATATACGAAGTTAATGGAAAGAATTATTCGAGTAGGCGTAAAGACAAAGGTGCTCATGCTCTCTGCAACACCAGTAAATAATCATTTCTTGGATTTGAAACATCAATTGGCTCTGGCCTACGAAGGAGATTCAGAAAATCTCAGTAGCAAGCTAGACACCCATAAATCAGTAGAAGATATCTTTAAACAAGCGCAACGGGTCTTTAATGAGTGGAGTAAACTGGAACCAGCGAATCGAACGACGCAAGTATTACTCGAGATGCTAGACTTTGATTTCTTTGAACTCTTAGATAGCGTGACCATTGCTCGATCTAGAAAACATATTGAAAAGTACTACGATACAGCTAAGATTGGTAAATTTCCAGAACGGAAAAAGCCTATTTCTGTGCGACCGCAATTGACAGATATAGGTGACGCCATCAATTACAATCAGATCTATGAACAGCTGGCGCAACTGACCCTATCGATTTATACCCCATCTAATTTTATCTTCCCTAGCAAGCTAGATAAATATAAGGACTTGTCTCATAATAAGGGTGAAGGTTTAACACAAACAGGCCGTGAACTAGGGATTCGTCGTTTGATGAGCATTAACTTACTAAAACGGTTAGAAAGTTCTGTCTACTCTTTCTTGCTTACCTTACGACGGATCGAAGCCTACATTAACAATACTTTACAGGCTACCGATCACTTTGAAACATATGGAAATATCACCCTAGATGTATATGATATGGGTGGTTCCGACTGGGATAGTGACGATGAAAATACAGAATACTTTACTGTAGGGAATACAGTGAAGATTGAGTTAGGTGATATGGATTATGTGTCGTGGCGCAAAGACTTATATAAGGATAAAGAACTATTAGAACTGATCATTCTGATGGTAGAAGACATTACTCCAGAACACGATAGTAAACTGCAAGAACTATTGAAACTAGTCTCTCGTAAAATAGAAAACCCTATTAATGAAAACAACAAAAAGGTGATGATTTTCTCGGCATTCTCGGATACAGCGGAGTATTTGTATACTCATGTGAGTCAGTATATCAAAGAGACATATAACCTAGATACTGCCTTGATAACAGGCTCTATTGATGGGAAATCGACAATCAAAGGGTTTAGAACATCCATGAATGATGTATTAACCTGTTTCTCACCACTTTCAAAGGGAAAAGCAGTAGTGATGCCGGATAACCCAGCGGAAATCGACATTTTAATTGCCACAGACTGTATCTCAGAAGGTCAAAACTTGCAAGATTGCGACTATCTAGTGAACTACGATATTCATTGGAACCCAGTGCGCATCATCCAACGATTTGGACGTATCGATCGGATTGGCAGTCGTAATGAGTACATTCAACTAGTGAACTTCTGGCCAGATTTGAACTTAGATGAATATATTAATCTGAAAGCTCGTGTAGAATCGCGTATGAAAATTTCTATTATGACATCGACAGGGG